GCCAATAGTGAAGAGGGGAATTGCACCCCTCTGTAAGATCTATCTCACTTGGTGTACTTGACACCGCGATAGCAATAAGTCTTGCCTTGCACAGTAACCTCCTTGGAAGTTCTATAAGTCCCGTTCCATACTTATAGTGTCATGCGTCCATTGATTTATTAAACGATACTTCTAATAACATTCTGTCTAGATCAGCTTTTAATCTCATAAGAGCTTCTTGTTCTGATGGATCACCACCAGGCCAAGTCTCTAAATATTTAGATACAGCTCTATGAACTAAAACTACCCATACGTCATTTACTGTTATTTCGTAGAATTCCATAAATCAATAGGATGAACGGACGTGTGCATTAGCCAATTGCTGGTGCTACTAAGGCCACAGGTGTGGAGCTAGTTGATGCAAGATCGAGCGGAAAGTTATGTGCATTTCTTTCGTGCATGACTTCCATTCCAAGGCCAGCTCGGTTAAGGATGTCAGCCCAAGTGCCAACGACGTGTCCTTCAGAGGACTGGATTGATTGGTTGAAGTTAAATCCATTTAAGTTGAACGCCATGGTGCTAACCCCAAGAGCCGTAAACCAAATTCCCACAACAGGGAAAGCAGCAAGGAAGAAATGTAAACTCCGAGAATTATTAAAGGAGGCGTATTGGAAAATAAGCCTACCGAAATACCCGTGAGCAGCAACAATATTATAAGTTTCTTCTTCTTGTCCAAATTTGTAACCATTGTTATGACTTTCATTTTCAGAGGTTTCGCGTACAAGTGAAGATGTAACCAAAGAACCGTGCATAGCTGAGAACAAGCTACCACCAAATACACCAGCAACGCCCAACATGTGGAAGGGGTGCATGAGGATGTTGTGTTCCGCTTGGAATACCAGCATATAATTAAAAGTACCGGAAATGCCAAGAGGCATAGCGTCTGAAAAAGAACCTTGTCCAAAGGGATAAACAAGGAAGACAGCGGATGCTGCTGCCACGGGTGCGGAGTATGCGACACAAATCCAGGGCCTCATTCCAAGCCGATAACTAAGTTCCCACTCTCGTCCCATGTAAGCGTAGATACCAATAAGGAAATGGAAGACGACAAGTTGGAAAGGTCCACCGTTATAGAGCCACTCATCAAGACTTGCAGCTTCCCAGATTGGGTAGAAATGTAGACCGATGGCGTTTGAAGATGGGACAACTGCCCCTGAGATGATGTTGTTTCCATACATGAGAGAGCCAGCAACTGGCTCACGAATACCGTCGATGTCAACGGGTGGAGCTGCAATAAATGCAACGATGAAGCAGGTGGTAGCAGCGATTAGTGTTGGAACCATCAAGACTCCGAACCAACCAACATACAGTCGATTGTTAGTACTGGTTACCCAGTCACAGAAGTTGTTCCAAATATTCTTTTGTTGTTGTAGCGAGATTGTAGACGTAGCCATTTAAGTAATAGTTCATGTGTTTTTGTTCTAGTAAATAAGACCATTTTTAAGACTTGGCTGTCCAAAGCTAGGGGAGGAATTGCACCTCCCGTTAAATCTATTTAGCTATTAAAAATTATACTTGACGCCGACCTTAGTTCCGTAAGCATTCACGTCATCAAAGGTTGCTGCAACCTCTCCGTATACAGAAACTCGCTCTGTTGCGTTAATTGAGCCACCAAATTTACCCGTAAGCTTGGTCTCTTCTACACCACCATCAGGTGCAAAGATACTAGGTCCAGCTTGAATATAGTAAGAGCCTACTTCGTTACCTGATTCATACCCCAGATGAAAATCTGTGGTGTGTCCAGTGAAATTAGAGCCAGAAAATCCGGCATTGTTTTCTACGTTTACGTAGGTGTTAGCAATTGCAGGGGTAGCAAGGAAAGCTACGGCAGGGAGGATAGCAAAAATTTTCATTGTAATTTAGTTAAAAAAGAATAAGTATGTTTTGTACGATTACCATGAATACCCCAGCCTAACCAGTAGTATGCAGCATTCATGTAATAAGGTACTGTTTGATAATTAGTTTGAAAAGCATAAAGATCTTTTCTAAACCTCATTTCATGTATCATGTAATCTGTTTGACATTTAAGACCACTAGGATCTTCTGTAAGTTTGGCACAGTGGCTGCCAAGACCATTGTACCTATTAATGGATGTCCATTGAATCAAACCATAACCACCACGAAGACAACGATCATAAGGAATAATAGCACCGCCTTCGCAGACGTTAGGTTTGAAATTAGATTCTTGTTGGATGTTACCCATAATAACCGCCAGTGCTGTACGATCTGTAACATCAGCAGAAGTCTGTAGTTGTTCTAGAACGTACTGCTGAGGCGCAGTACATTGTGGGCATTCAATCATGATTTTTTAGCAGTTTTAGCAGCTCGTTTAAAGTTGGCAGCAGTAGGAGCACCTTTGCTTCCTGGCTTTCGCATCTTTTCACCTGAGCCTTTTGCGATACGCATTTTCTTTGCGTGGATGTTAGCGTAGAGACCTTGTTTAGCCATTAGGATTTACCACATTTCCATTTACGTAATGCAAGAGCCTTACGTGTAGGCCGACCCTTGCTGTCTTTCATTGGACCTTTGACACCACCCATCCTAGCACAGAAAGACTTCTTACGCTTTCCGCCGCCAGGTTGTGGTGCCTTTAGATTAGAACCTGTTTCCCGGTTATACTTTTCACGACCAGCTTTTGTAAGACCACCAGATCGTGATTTATGAGTACCGATCTTCAGGCTAACGTTCTTAGCCATTACTTTTTAGTACCTTTCTTAGTACCTTTCATAGGTGGTCTACCTTTCTGAGATCCGTAAGTTCCTTTTCCTTGTGGCATTACCATACTCCTGGAATAATTTGTCCGGTCAATGCATACGCACCAAGCGCAGCCATGACACCTAGCATAGCTAGGCGGCCGTTTAGTTTCTCTGCTTTGTCGTTATGGTTCACAGTGTAGTTTTCGTCAGTGTACATGGTAGGTTCTTTAGCAAAAAGGTTTTGTTGTCCGCGATCGTTAGTGGTAACAGTCATTAGAATTCGATGTCAGAGTTTTGAAGTTTACGGATAACGTCATCCCGGAAGGCAGGGTCATTATCATAACGTGGATCATTCATAGCTTGTACAAGTTCCTGTTGGCTACGAAACTGTTCATTTTGCTGTGCAGCTGAACGCTTACCAGTTAAGAGTTGTCCATCACTACCAACAGAATCACCATACTTATTACTCAATGCTTGTACAGCAAAGTAAATAGAGTTAGCATTACCGCTAGCCATTACAGAATCATACATCTCAATTTCTTCTTTAGACATATTTTCACCTGCCCAGCTAAGCATTGATTTATAGGCTTTCTCTCCACCAACCATTTCAAACAATTGATTAGCTTGTTCTTCAGTAAGTTGATCAGCAGAAGGTTCTTCCTCTGTGTTTTCTTCTGATGGTTGTTCCTCTTGCTCTACTTCTTCACCGGCTTCGGGTTCATCACTTGGTTCACCAAGTTTCTTTTGTAGTGCAATGTAAGCTTGTTCTAATGATGACTGATCCTTAAATTTACCAGCCAACAGCGGTTGCTCTGCACCCTCAAGAGACTCAGCAACCTGCAAAGAGTCTTGCTCATCAGCATTCATTTCTGGCTGATCAGCAGGTGTATCATTCATCGTAAGTGTTTCAGGCATATTATTGTGGTGGGATTGGTTCTGGTTGTTGTTGCATCATTTGCAGTGCAGCTTGCTCACGCTTCTGCTCAATAGCAGCCATCTGTGGTTGTTGTTGTTGAGCAGCCATTGCTTGTTGTTGTTGCATAGCTTGTTGCTGTTCACCTTGTTGTTCTTCCATACTCTTCACAAGGTTGAGTACGTCGATACCAGAGGCAGCGGCAAGGCGTTTGATAACTTCATCAGTGTTGATGAACTGTCCAATAGCTTCAGGTCCGATGGTTTGTGCAATGATCTGTAGGAACTGACCAAGGCTTTCACGATCTTGACCACGACCAAGAGCATTGATACCAGCAACGATTGTTGGTTTAACAATATCACCTTTAGGTAAACGTGGAATCTGTCCAGTCTTTTGTGCAACAGAAAGCTTACGGTTCAGATAAGGTACAAGGAACTCAACAGTCAATAGGCTGAACAGCCCACCAAGTTGTTGTTCAAGTTCTAGTTGTGTCATCCGTACCTCTTCAGCAGTTGTGCGTTCAGAGTCCCTAACGTTCATAATTAGGAATGCTTCACTCAGACGTTGAGTCAAAGACCCAATCATCTGATAAGCAGTTTGGAAGTCAGCTGTCTTACCAACTTGCACGACACCAATATCATCAGGTCGTCCTTGGATAATAGCACCATTGCCTGCCTTGGCAAGCGTTGATGGTTTGGTTGTGCTGCTTGGTGAGACAGTAAATACTATCTTAGCAGCTGCTGCGCTGCCTTCAACGATGGCTTGTGACAGAGCTTCAAGTGACTTTAGATCACCAATGAACTCTTCTACTCTACCACGTCCGTAGACCTCTCCGTCTACGTGGTTAAAGCGTAGCACAAGCCAGGGGTTAGCATCTACAGGTGCCTTGCCCATAGACTTAGGGAGGATCTGATCGTATACTTCTTGATGCCAGATCCAACGGTTGTTATCCAACTTGACATGTGTATAAATATCACATTCATCATTTGGTCCTGTTGTATTATCAGTAGCCTGTTTGGTAGAATTTTCTTTGTAATCCGGGTAAAATTTTTTAAGTAACTTTTTCGAGATTGTTTCTTTTGTTACAATTTCTATAACATTACCGTTGCCATCTCTATCTACTACATAGCGATTAAGAGGATAGAGCTTAAGCCCTTCCTTGCTCATGAAGATAAGAGCATTACCAGCTACTACTAGATGCTTTAGTGCTTGATGAACAACAACACGATCAGTGGAAGCTGCAATAGATTCCATGATGGTGCGTTCAATCTTAGCAAATGACAAGTCCATTTCAGATCTAATCTCAGGACCAAGCTCTTCAGGAAGATTAATATCATTTACCTGGAGTTTAAAAAAGCTGGTTTGTGGTGGCAGTAAAGCAAGCATAAGTTTACTTGCAAGCGTCACCACACCTTTGGCGCCTGTTGATTGCCAGGGAGTAGTAAGTTTAAGAGAACCTTTAGTAAAGTGTTCGTCTTCTCTGATGAGATAAGGTAGAGTTAGATCGGCTGCTTGTCTAGCACTATTTAGAAACTGGGAACGGTCTGAAGACAATCTGTCATAACTTGATTTAGCAGTCATTAGATGTTAACCATTCCTGAAATACCAGTCATAAACTGGTTGTAAGGGCGTTTTTTAAATAAAGTTGTACCAGCAGTTTGTGGTGTATAAGATGCTGGTTGAATTTGTAGGTTAGCTGCTTGGCTTTGACGCATTTGGTTTGCAGCATAAGCAGCATAACTACCTTTTGCTTCTTCTTCTGCTTTAAGCTTTTTATCAGCTTCAATCTTTAACATGTCTGTATAATCCTGCGTCATTTTAGAGACAGCAGACTTTTCAGCTTGAACAATTTTCAATTGTTTAGCAATATCAGCTTGGGTTTTTGATGCAGTAGCTTGTAATCGTGTCTGGTGTTGCTGATAAGCTTGTCGTCCTTTAGGATCAGTTTGCAGTTCTGTTAAAATCCTATTTGCTTTGTCAGGATTATTTACATTACTGATACCTAACCTACGAGCAGCATCTGTAACACGACCTTCTGAATACTTATACAAAGGATCAAGGTAGTCGTAGGAGTGCCTACTTTTTTCACCCTGGCGATGATTTTCGTAGGAATACGTTGGTCGTCGATATTCAAAAGGCCGGGCATCAAATCTAACTTCTGACATTTTAGTTCTCCTCCATATAGTTAATGATCCACTCAACAACACTGCGTTGACCAGACCTGTACATAATTTTTTCCATTGTATCTTCAGGGTTAGCGTTTGTTGGTGGGAATGATTCTTCTAATGCAGCGATAAGTCCACGGGAATTCATCCCTAGAACTTCAAGCGTATTGGGGGAGATTGACATTGCTATGCTCGAAGAAGGCTGGCATCCTTGCTGACTTAGTTGCAGAAAGCTCTGGAGCTTTGCCTTCATACATCAATCGATCACTGGAATCCAGCCAAAATTTTTTATCTAAATATTTATCGGTAGTATTAATACTTAAGGGTTGCATTACCCAATTGATAGTTGC